CAGGCCCTGGTCTTGGCGAACGCCGCGGTCAAGGCTAAGCGGGCAGCCAACCCTGACATGGACGCAGCTGAGCTCAAGAAGTTGAAGTTCATCGAACTTGCAAACGCTCGCCTTCGTGTTGGCGCCCGCAAGGAACAGATCGAGATCAGTGACCGAGAGTGGGCTGCCATCCAGGCAGGCGCGATCAGCACCAAGAAGCTGAGCGACATCCTCGACAACGCAAAGCTGGACGAGATCAAAGAACGTGCCATGCCCAAGACACACGAGAAGGTAACGCCTGCCATGCACGACCGTGCTGTGTCCATGCTTGCAAGTGGGTACTCACAGTCAGCGGTAGCCGCCCAGCTCGGCGTGTCACTGTCCACTCTCAAGCGTGAGCTGAAGGCGGATGAGTCCAGTGCCTGAGGAACACATGCTGTCCACCATCGACAACCCGAACAATCCTTGGACACAGTTCGATGAGTGGCTGAACTACGATCTGAGTCATGGGTACAACTCCCTGTCACTACTGGGTCGGATCACTATCACTTCAGATGTCTTGTCTGAAGCGGATCAAGCTCTCGCGATTGAGCAAGCGATCGATGAGATCGTCACTCAGAACGTGAGCGGAATGCACATCAAGGTTCCAGAACCTGCTGTGCAAACAACTGAATAGCTAGACGTTGTCGGACTGTCGAGCCCGCTGTCACCTCAATAGTACTATGGCCGGTTGCTACTTGAGGTGGCTGCAAGCTCGACAGTCCGACGATGAAAGAGATACGAGTCACCAGGATCACATGGGTTGTAAACTTTTGCCTATGGGGGGAGGGGTGTCGCAAAAAACACCCCCTACCGGCATCGCCCGTCCACCAAAAAAAGCCCCGGGGGTACTTTTGGCGTGAAGTTTTGGGCTGATAGCCTCGCGGGAAAGAGATACGAACAACCAGGATCACATGGGTTGTAAACTTTTGCCCAAGATCATCTGTTTGCCCTCCAAAAGGTCTCCCTTCCCCACACCCCATCCCTCTAAAACTACTACACAACACGACAAGAAGGGGGTTGAAAGCATGGCTGGTCAACAGCAAAGGCGTCCTCGGCCTGCCACAACTCCTGAAGGCCGTGAGAGTCAGATGGCCGCACTGGCCATGGAGCTGGCCGAGAGGCAGTTGCGTGACGGAACCGCGTCTGCTCAGGTCATCAGTCACTTCCTGAAGGCGGGTTCGATCCGAGAGAGGCTTGAACAACAGCGTCTCTCCCAGGAGAACAATCTCCTCGGTGCCAAGATCGAATCCATGGCCTCATCCAAGCGCGTCGAAGAGATGTACGGCAAGGCGCTCAACGCCATGCGCCGTTATTCAGGCCAAGAGCCCGACGCCGGTACCGAAGCCTACGATGAGACTTAGGTCTTACTCGGAACTTCGGCAGATCGACAACTTCCGAGACCGTTTCCGCTACCTGTCCCTCAAGGGCCAAGTCGGCGAAGAGACATTCGGCTTCGATCGCTACATGAACCAACAGTTCTACCACTCAGCGCAGTGGAAGAACCTCCGTACTCGGATCATCGTCCGAGACAACGGCCTGGATCTCGGATCTCTCGACCATGAGATCTCTGGCAACATTTACATCCACCACCTCAACCCGATGACGGTCTCGGACATCACGGACTTCGATCCAATGATCCTCGATCCCGACAATCTCGTCTCGACATGTCACCGCACACACAACGCCATCCACTACGGCGATGAGCGACTACTTCCCCGGCCTCTCATCGAACGCAGACCTGGCGACACAAGACTCTGGTAGGAGGTTCACCAATGGGCACTGTCTCGATCGACTTCGACGGCGTGATTCACAGCTACGAGAAAGGGTGGCACGACGGCACGATCTACGGTGAGCCTCTCCCAGGCGCCTTCGACGGTATTCATGCATTGATGACAGTTCACTCGGTCGTCATCAGCACGTGTCGTCACCCGGAACAGGTCTCGGACTGGCTGTTCGACCGCAAGCTCATGGTCAACCAGACCTGGGAACCGCCCGGCGAGGTCATCTGCGATTTCTGGAACGAACGGGATCGCATCCTCATCACCAACCGCAAACTCCCGTCGGTTGTCTATCTCGACGATCGGGCCGTCCGCTTCTACAACTGGAAGCAGGCCATCTCCGAGATGTCATACGTCATCGAACAGAAAGTCTGAAACCATGGGCGCCATCGCTTACGACCGTCGGGTCGTCGACCTCATCGCTGAACTCAGTGCCACCGGACACGTCACCCACGGCCGGTTCAACAAGACCTCCGTCACCCTGCACCACAACGGTGGCCGCAACTCCTTCAGCAGCCTGCTGACCGTCTGGCGCACTCGCCCGGCCTCCGCTCACTTCGACGTCGACTCCACCGGCAGCGTCGCTCAGTACGTGGACGTCAACGAGTACGCCTGGGCCGTCGGCGACACCCACGGCAACTCCAGCTCTATCTCGATCGAGATGTGCGACGAGACCATGGCTCCGGAGTGGAAGGTCAGCGACGTCACCCTGGCCAGTGCCACCCGACTCGCGGGCTGGCTCTTCGCCCACGTCGTCAAGGCCGAGCCGACCGCAGAGAACTTCTTCCCCCACCGGCACTGGTCCTCGACCGACTGCCCCGGCCCGTACGTCCTGGCCAAGTGGAACGAGCTCCTCGCCGACGTCCAGCGTGCCTACCACTCCTTCGTCGGCACCGTCGTCAACAACCCGCCGTCGAACAACCACGAGACCAATGCTCAGGTCGCCCAGGAGGTCCTCGCTGGCAAGTGGGGCAACGACCCCGGTCGCAGTGCCGCGCTCACCAAGGCCGGGTACAACGCCGCGGCGATCCAGGCCCTCGTCAACCAGCTCGCCAGGGGCGGCGGCTCCGCGCCCAAGCCCGTCGGCAAGTCCATCTCCCAGATCGCCGACGAGGTCATCGCTGGTAAGTGGGGCAACGGCCCCGAGCGCGTCGCGGCACTGACCAAGGCGGGCTACAACGCCGCGGCGATCCAGGCCGAGGTCAACGCGAAGCTCAAGTAGTCCGCAGGCACGAACTTTCGAAGGGAGGTGTCCCACGTGCCAACTCCAGTCAGCATTCTAACGAGCATCAAGAAGGTACTTCTGATCGACGTTTCTGACACGTCGTTCGATCAGGACGTCATGATGCACACCAACTCGGCTCTGTCGACCCTCACTCAGTTGGGGATCGGCCCGCCCTCCGGAATCCTAATAGAAGACGCCACGACCACGTGGGACGACTTCGTCAGCGACAACCGGCTCAACATGCTCAAGTCGTACGTGTATTTGCGCGTCCGGCTCCTGTTCGACCCGCCATCAAACCCGAAGGTCTTCTCTGCTATGCAGGCAGAGATCGCTGAGTACTCGTGGCGGCTCAACGTTGTGAGGGAAGGAGATTCATGGGTCGACCCAACACCACCCCCGCCGCCCCCGCCGACGTTCTGGCCGTGGGCGTAGCCTTCGTCAACGACGTTCTCGCTCACGAGGGCGTCAAGGGCATGAAGTGGGGGGTCCGGAAGGACGTCGGGCACGAGGGCGAACTTGCGAAGACGAAGAAGATCGCCAAGCTCGACGCCAGGTACGCCAAGAACGCCCAGCACATCAGCACGCACATCCTGCTCCACAACCACGCCGCGATCATGACCAACGAGCATGACATCGACCGGATCAACAACAAGTCGCAGTACAAGAACGCGGATTTCACGAAGCACAGCCCCCTTCGCGACAAGTACTACGCGGAACACCAGGCTGCGTTCGTGAAGCACCTCCGCGATGGTGCCGAGAAGTTCGGCGTGAATCCTTCCGGCACCAAGAAGGTCGCTATCCACGTCGATGAACACGGCACCTGGGGCGTCACCCTTGCTGATGTCAAGCACGATGACACCAGCTTCTGGGTCAAGCCGGTTTACTCCGAGACCGGTCACATCACCAGCATCGAGGTCCCCGACACCGAGATGGCCCACCACGGCATCAAGGGCATGAAGTGGGGCGTCCGCAAGGCCGCCGACGTGTCCACCGGTTCGGGTTCTGGCGGCTCTGGCGCTGGTACTCGTCGTGCTGCTGACTCCGAGGACGTCAAGGCCGTCAACAAGGCCAAGGACAAGCTCGATGCGCACGGTACCCGAGTCCTGTCGAACGAGGAACTGCAGCGGGTAGTCACGAGGATGGACTTGGAACAGAAGTACTCCAAGCTGTCGGCCAACTCCCCGAACGACGCCAACATCGAGCGCATTTTCAAGAACGCGGACCGGTTGTCGAAGGCGTACAACTACACCCAGAGCCCCGGCGGCAAGGCCCTCATCAAGGGCGTGGAAGACGGCATCAAGTGGGGTAAGCGGATCGCCCAGAATCCCGCAGCCCGAGCCGCCGCCAGCGCCGCACTACTCCTGTAAGGGACGCGAATGGCACTGTCGAACACGGCCACGCCGGTTTACTACGGTGAGTTCCGTGAAAAGGTTCTTCGAGGAGACATTCCGGTAAACCGGGAAATTTCCATGGAGATGAACCGAATCGACGGGCTCATCGCCAACCCCAACGTCTACTACGACGACAAGGCGGTGGAGGGTTTCATTCTCTACTGCGACAACGAGCTCACTCTGACCGACGGTAGCGACCTCCATCTGCTGCCGTCGTTCAAGGTGTGGGCGGAACAAATTTTCGGTTGGTACTACTTCGTCACTCGGAGCATCTATGTTCCGAACACGGATTCCCGCGGCGGTAAGTACGTCAAGAAGACGATCAAGAAGCGCCTCATCAACAAGCAGTACCTCATAGTTGCACGAGGTGCTGCGAAGTCGATGTACGCCTCCTGCATTCAGAGCTATTTTCTGAACGTCGACACGGCGACCACTCACCAGATCACGACTTCCCCGACGATGAAGCAGGCAGACGAAGTCATGTCGCCGATTCGAACAGCCATCACGCGCTCACGTGGGCCACTGTTCGAGTTCCTGACCGAGGGATCACTCCAGAACACCACCGGCTCTAAAGCGAACCGGGTCAAGCTGGCGTCGACCAAGAAGGGCGTCGAGAACTTCCTCACTGGGTCGTTGCTCGAAGTCCGACCGATGTCCATCAACAAGCTGCAGGGCCTGCGACCGTTCATTTCCACGGTCGACGAATGGTTGTCGGGCGACATCCGAGAGGACGTCATCGCAGCCATCGAGCAGGGTGCTTCCAAGAGTGATAACTACCTGATCGTCGCCATTTCCTCCGAGGGAACCGTTCGAAACGGTAGCGGCGACACCATGAAGTTGGAGCTCGCGAAGATCCTCAAGGGTGAGTACATCGCACCTCACGTATCCATCTGGCACTACAAGCTGGACGACGTCGAGGAAGTCGCTGACCCTTCGACGTGGGTGAAGGCCAACCCAAATCTTGGGCTGACCGTCACCTACGAGACGTACCAACTCGACGTGGAACGTGCTGAGAAGGCGCCAGCGTCACGCAACGATATCCTCGCGAAGAGGTTCGGCATTCCCATGGAGGGATTCACCTACTTCTTCACCTACGAGGAGACCCAGGTCCACCGTCGCCGCGATTTCTGGGAGATGCCATGCGCCCTTGGTGCTGACCTTTCACAGGGTGACGACTTCTGTGCGTTCACCTTCCTTTTCCCGATCAACGACGGAAGCTTTGGCGTCAAGACCCGCAGTTACATCACGTCGCTCACGTTGATGAAGCTGCCTGGCGCCATGCGCATAAAGTACGACGAATTCATTGCTGAGGGCAGTCTCCATGTGCTCGAAGGGACCGTCCTCGACATGATGGAGGTCTACGACGACCTCGATGCGCATATCGAGCAGTCTAGGTACGACGTTCGAGCTCTCGGGTTCGACCCGTACAACGCCAAGGAATTCGTCACTCGTTGGGAGATGGAGAACGGCCCGTTCGGGATCCAGAAGGTTATTCAGGGCGCCAAGACCGAGTCTGTCCCGCTCGGTGAACTCAAGCACATGAGCGAGCAACGCCTGCTCCTGTTCGACGAGGCTCTGATGACGTTCGCCATGGGAAACGCCGTAACCATGGAGGACACGAATGGTAACCGCAAGCTCCTGAAGATGCGTCAGGAGGCGAAGATCGACAACGTTTCAGCCCTGATGGACGCATACGTTGCGTACAAGGCATACAAGGAGGCATTCGAGTGAACATCAACCCGACTCAGCAGTTCATCCCGGTGGCCGCGTCAAAGCCCATCGCCAACCAGCCGTTCCAGAACGTGGCGTTCTTCGCCGCCAACGGCACCCCGCTCATCTTCAACGCCGCCCCTCTCGGCAGCGCTGTTCTGCTCACCGGCTACACTCCGCCGTCCGGCAGCAACGTCCTCGCGACCGACACCGTCACCGCCGCGATCCAGAAGCTCGACGCCCGCATGCGGGCCGCTGGAACGCCGATCTAAGGCGTGAACGCGCCCTCGGAGGAGCGTCAGGAAAGACGCTGTGGCTTCCATCCCGAGGCACGCTGACTACACTAACAGTCGGGTAAGCCGAGACCGAGGCGAGTTCAGCAGGCGCGGCGTCAACCGCATCAACGCCCACATGCACGGCGGCATGACGCACAAGGAAGCCCGCCAGGCTGAGCGGACTCTGCAGGCTAAGAAGCGAGCCATCGCGATCGGTGCGGTGGCTACTGCGAAGATCCTGCACAAGTACGGCCCGGTAGCCATGCAGGCCATCGCGATCCAAGCGCACAACAACCGCCAACGCGCCATGACTGACCACAGTCCCGAAGCCCACGAGCGGATCGTCACGCCCAACAAGCGAGGCGTCTACGACATCACGAATCAGCGGTAGGAGGTATTTCCATGCAGATCGACAACTTCAGTGACCTCTCCCACTACGGGACGAAGGGCATGCACTGGGGTGTGAGGAAGGCTCGAACCGGTGATGTCGCGAAGGTCACGCAACGCCTCGACCGCGTTGCCAAGGGCGAGGGCTCGCTTCGGGACAAGACCGTCGCAATCGGGCGGACCAAGGTCTACAAGGTCCCGAAGCTCCTGACCAAGGACGGCCTGGCCAACGAAGCTTCTCGTCAGAGCGAAGAGCTCAAGGCTCACAGCGAGCGACTCTCGACCGGCCACGCCACAGCCAAGGACATTCTTCAGGCCTACGGTTCGACGAGCATCAGTAGCATCATCAAGTCCATGAAGGACTAACTCGCGACCCTCTGGCCTCATATCTCCCAAGGAAGGAGGTGAACATGGCAGGAGTATTCTCCCGTCTGAGGCAATCGCTGACACATGCTTGGAACGCGTTCTCAGACGAGGACAGTTTCAAGTACCCGCAAGGCGGGTTCGGCGGTGGCGGAAGTTTCGGCGGCGGTTACATGCGCCCGGACCGTATTCGGTTCAGGTATTCCGCCGAGAAGACGATCATCGCATCGATCTACACTCGTCTGGGTATCGACGTGTCCGGTATCAACATCGTGCACGTCAACACAGACGCTGACGGCTGTTATCTGAGCGAGCGTCAGAGCGGTCTGAACAACTGCCTCAAGGTCGAACCTAACATCGACCAGGGGGCTCGTCAGTTCCGTCAGGAGATCGCGGAAGTCCTCTTTGACAAGGGTGTCTGTGCGATCGTCCCAGTCGACACGACTGCTGACCCTACGATCAGTAACGCTTTCGACGTACAGACTCTGCGCGTTGGCGAGATCATCAACTGGTTCCCGCAGCACGTACGCGTACTTCTCTACAACGAAGCGGTCGGGTACCGCGAGGAGATCACTCTCCCCAAGCAGGCCATCGCGATCGTTCAGAACCCGCTCTACTCCGTGATGAACGAGCCTAACTCGACGCTCCAGCGACTCATCGCGAAGCTGAATATGCTGGACGCGGTCGACGAGGCTTCCAGTTCCGGCAAGCTCGACCTGATCATCCAGCTTCCTTACGTCATCAAGTCTGAGGCCCGCCGTCAGCAGGCCATCCAGCGACGTACGGATCTGGAGGAACAGCTCAAGGGCAACACGTACGGCATCGCCTACGCCGACGGCACCGAGAAGATCACCCAGCTCAACAGGCCAGCCGAGAACAACCTTCTCGCGCAGGTTCAGTACCTGACGAGCATGGTCTACGCGGAGCTGGGTCTCACCGACTCGATCATGAACGGTACGGCCGACGAATCGACCATGCTGAACTACATCGACCGCACCATCAAGCCGGTTCTCGATGCGATCACCGAAGCCATGAAGCGATCCTTCCTGAGTAAGACCGCCAGGTCTCAGGGGCAGTCGATCATGTACTTCCGAGACCCGTTCAACCTCGTTCCTCTCAGCCAGTTCGCGGAGATCGCCGACATCCTGTCCAGGAACGAAGTGGCAACCCCGAACGAACTTCGAGGCGTGCTTGGCTGGAAGCCGTCGAAGGATCCCAAGGCCGACAAGTTGCAGAACAGCAACATGCCGCAGCCCCAGCCACCAACTACCGGTCCTCAAGGGCCTCCGTCGTCAGCCAATCCGTCCGCTGTCTTCGAAGCTTCCGCGAAACAAGCAGTAGCGAAGATGAAGCAACAACTAGCCATAGAACCAGGAGGAAACAGTCAAAATGGAAGCTGATTTCGGCGGCTACGCCACCAAGGCAAACATCAAGTGCTCCGACGGCAAGACCATCTCGGCGAAGGCATTCGCCCACATGGACAAGATGCAGGTGCCGCTCGTGTACAACCACGGGCACAACAACCCTGAGAACGTGCTGGGTCACGCGATCCTGGAGCACCGTCAGGACGGCATCTACGCCTACGGCTACTTCAACAACACCAAGCAGGGGCAGGACGCTCGCGAGTACGTCCAGCACAAGGACATCAAGGCGATGTCCATCTACGCCAACCGGCTCGTCATGCAGGGTCAGACGGTCATGCACGGTGAGATCAAGGAGGTCAGCCTGGTCCTCGCCGGTGCCAACCCCGGTGCCGTGATCGACCAGGTCCAGATCCAGCACTCCGACGGTGAGTTGGAGGACCGCGAGGGCGAGGCTGTCATCAAGAACGGCTTCAACATCGAGGAGGGCTCGTTCGCCCACTCCGTCAGCGGCACCGCGGCGGCCAAGCCCGCACCCAAGACCGTCCCCACTGCCTCCAGCGACAGCAGTGGTGACGACGGCGACGGGCCGGACACCGAGGACGACGCAGACGAGTCGGTCATGGATGTCTACAACACCCTGTCCGACAAGCAGAAGAACGCCGTCAACTACATGATCGGCGTCGCCGCCTCCGAATCCTCCGACAGTGCCGCTCAGCACTCGGACGAGGACGAGGACGACGAGGACGACGAGGACGACGAGAACACCACCACCGGGGGCGACGACGCTCTCAACCACCAGGAAGGAACCGGCACCGTGACGAACGTGTTCGAGCAGGCCAAGAAGGACCCGGCGGGCGGCGCCGTGATCAAGCACCACGAGCTCGGCGAGAAGGACCTGCGGGAGCTGTACCAGGCCGCCAAGCGGAGCGGCTCCGTCAAGGTCGCTCTGGAAGAGTACGTGATCGCTCACGGCCTGGAGAGCGTCGAGACCCTCTTCCCGAACGCCCAGCTGCTGAACAACACCCCCGACTTCCTCAGCCGGAACATGCTGTGGGTCCAGGACGTTCTGGACTCCACCCGCAAGAGCCCCTTCTCCCGGATCAGGTCCATCGTCGCGGACATCACCCAGGACGAGGCGCGCGCCAAGGGCTACGTCACCGGCAACATGAAGAAGGAGGAGTACTTCTCGCTGGTCCAGCGGACGACCTCCCCCACCACCATCTACAAGAAGCAGGTGATGAACCGGGACGACGTCCTGGACATCATCGACTTCGACGTCATCGCCTGGCTCAAGGGCGAGATGCGGCTCATGCTGTCGGAGGAGGTCGCAACCGCGATCCTGCTCGGCGACGGCCGTGAGGTGGACAACCCCGACCACGTCGCCGACCCGCTGGGCTCCTCCAGTGGCGCCGGTGTCCGTTCGATCATGAACGACGCCGAGCTGTACGTCACCCGTGTCCAGATCAACATCGACGACGCGAACTCCACCGCAAACGAGATCGTCGACGGCATCCTCGCCGCCAGCGAGTTCTACAAGGGCACCGGCTCTCCGACGTTCTACGCGACCCAGCGCCTGATCAACCAGCTGCTGCTGTCCCGCGACGCCGACCTGCACCGCAACTACGACAGCCTGGAGATGCTGGCCGCGGCCATGGGCGTCTCCAAGATCGTCGCGGTCGAGCCGATGCTCCGCTTCCCGAACGTGATCGGCATCGTGGTCAACCTGACCGACTACAACGTCGGTACGGACCGCGGCGGCGAGGTCAACATGTTCGACTTCTTCGACATCGACTACAACAAGCTGAAGTACCTGATGGAGACCCGCGTCTCCGGCGCCATGGTCAAGCCGAAGGCCGCCATGGTCATCACCCGGGCCGCTGCGGGCGACGTTCTGGTCACCCCGCAGACCCCGGGCTGGTCCGAGACCACCGGTGTCATCACCATCCCGAACCAGACCGGCGTCGTCTACAAGAGCGGCAGCACCACCGGCACCACCCTCACCGCTGGCGCGCAGACCGCCCTGGCGACCGGTGCTTCCCTGTCGGTCTTCGCCGTCCCGGCGACCGGCTACTTCTTCGCCGTCAGCGGCACCCCGCTGGTCGACGAGTGGATCTACAAGCGCCCGGCCGTGTAAGGCATACCCATGCCTAAATTCCACGGAGCAGTCGGATACGGCGATACCGTGGAGAAAGCCCCGGGTGTCTACGACCACGTTATCACCGAGATCTCGTATTTCGGTGACGTGGTCAGAAACACCCGGGGCTTGCGCGACGATCAGAAAGTCATTGATGATCTGACCGTCGAGAACTCCATTTCCATCGTGGCGAATGCCTACGCCAACGAGAACTTCATCAACATCAAGTACGTCAGGTGGCTGGGGAAGCTGTGGGTCGTCAGTAATGTCGACGTATTGCCTCCCCGGCTGCTTCTGAGGCTTGGGGGTGTCTACAATGGGCCGATCGCGGTTTGATTTGCAGACACTT